CTTGGCTCAATTGCCAAGAAGGTGGCGCATGAATGTTCCGATCTTCGCAAAGCATTAGCGATGAAAGGATATATTAATGTTGAATCGCATCTTAGGTCTCCTAGCCTTAATTGGCAAGGCAGTTCCCTATGCGAAGAAGGCTATAACGGCAGTTCGATCAATCTGGTCGAAGCCGCCGAAGTAGACCTTCCCCTGTTTGGATCTGATATCCAAAATCAGGGTCGTGCACGATACCTCTTAGCAAAGTGCCAGCAGGTCGCTGACTTGCTTGCTAGCTCAATGTTGCCGTTCGATCCAGTTATCTGGAGCGATCTGCTCATGGAGTACGAGGGTATCACGGGCCTTAAGCATGGTACGGGTGCCGTAGCTAAGAAAGTCCACCAAGACGGAAAGTCAAGGTTTGCTTCTTGGCCACTTAAGCTGAATACCATCTTTCCATACTGGAAATTCGGTGGTTGTCTTAACGATGACCACATTCCAGATACTATGGAATCGCCGAGTGTGTTGCATATGGTACCGAAGACCATGAAAGGTCCACGTCTCATTGCAGCTGAACCTGTTGAACACCAATGGTGCCAACAGCTTATACTGAATTTCTTAGTCTTTGAATTCTCTCGTCTTTTTGACGGAGCTTTCATTGACCTTAGAGCTCAGCATAAATCGGCTCGTATGGTTCTTTCAGCGTCCAAAGACAAGTCCTTAGCGACAGTTGATCTGTCAGATGCTTCGGACCGTCTATCCTGCTTCGTAGTTGAGCGTATTCTTAGGAAGAATATTCCTTTGTTACGCGCTCTCCACGCAGTTAGGACCCGCTATGTCCATCTAGGAAAAGTTGGACATGGTGAATTTCTTCAATTTAAGAAATTCGCCTCGCAGGGGACAGGCACTACCTTTCCAGTCCAGTCTTTCGTTTTCCTTTGTTGTGCTATCGCCGTTTCAATCGGTGATCGCATTTCATGGGATTCGATTAACAGGCTGAAGAGGACCGTACGGGTCTATGGAGATGATATTATCATTCCATCGACCGGGTACGCGGACTTGAGACTACTCCTAACGACACTCGGACTAAAGGTGAACGAGAGCAAATCTTTTGCTAACGGTCACTTCCGTGAGTCGTGTGGAACTGATGCTTATAAGGGTTATAACATAACCCCAGTCAAGCCTCAGGTCTTCAGTCCGGACGAACCGAGTTCTGTCATTGCGTTAGTTGATGGAGCTTCAAACCTTCATAAAAAGGGTTTTTGGCATGCATCAGCTGCGCTCTTATCCAGGGTTCCGAGTTACGCGTTGCGTAGGATTCGGATCATTGGACCTGACAGTCCCGGTATCTTTGGGGCATTCTCGTTTAACGGATCGTCTGAACTACACCTTCGTAGAAGGTGGAATGCAGATCTTCAGCGACGAGAGGCAAACGTCTTTGTCTATTCGACAAGACGAAGCCAGTCCCAAAGAGACGGATATGCCAGATTGGTGGATTTCTCCACAATGGCTCACAACCCTAGCTCTGCTAGGAATGTGTCCAAATCGCTGGCTATCCGGTACGCCAAGGGTGGCGTACGTTGGGAGCCCTCTCTTACGGTTGATTGAGGCTATTCTTTGGATGGATGATATTCGAGTTAAACCTGGCTACTATTCTGGTAGACAGGACTCTCGGTATAAGCCGGAGTTGTTAGCAGAGTTGCAGAACAATTATTCCAATTGTCATGCAACAACTTGCC